TCGGCGACCTTCCAAATGAACCGCGGATCGTCGCGGTTAAACTCCTGAATGTTCACGAACGGCGTTCCGCCATCCGCGAGTTGCTGCGCGCGGATGCCGATGAGCGCAGTGTACTCGTACTTGGTGAAATACGGCGCCGTAATGCGCGGCGCCTTCTGAGACTCGATGACATCGTCGCGCTGGATAAAGTCCGACGATATCATTTGTGTTACTCTCATTGCTATACAAATTCTGTATCCATTTTACTTGGCGCTCAATCGTAGTATTTTTGGATGTCTTTGTATGTCTCCCAGTCGCGCCCCCAGCGCCCTAGGAACACCTTATCTTCGTTTGTCCGAAACGACAGCAATCGAATGAAGAATCGGTAGAACATTCTATTTGATGGTCTACATCGTGATAACATACGTGCGATCCATTTTCGCCTTGCGGACAGCTTTTCATTTTTTGCTGATAGGGCGCTTCTGCGTCTTAATACTCGCCTTTCGGCGGCAGGACACGGAGTGGAGGGTGCGTCCGTGCGGCCAGAGCAGAGACGACGTGCAGATGGCGATGGCAGATCCTTCCGTCTTGGTTTTTTTTGAGGCCTTGACCTTCTTGACACAACTGCAGAAATGTTTGGCGGTTACCCTTTTTCTGGATACCATTATCTACATTAAACAAAATATACGATACTAACAATGAGCGCAGGTGCTGGCGGCGAAAAAGTGGGAATAACTCCCGTCGACAAAGGCGGAGTTTTAAAAAAATTAGACGAGTGGATAGAGAATACTCGTGGAGACGCGTTGTCAGTATTGTTTTTACTGGAGTCGCATGGGGGAAAAGCAGGCTCGGACGAAGAGCGATGCATGGACATAGGCAAGTATGTAACCGTTCTCGATAGGGTTATAACAAAATTAAAACCCAATACGTTCAATATTTCAGGTGAGACGGACATAATAGTCGGTAAATACATGAATACTTCACTTTTTTTATCAACCCCCCTGAAAAGTCGATTATATGTAATTTATTCTCATTTTTTAATGAAAGAAAGGGGCATCGAACCGGTATATAGCAGGTTAACTCCGAATCTACGAGATGATACTGACGGAGATTCTTTGAAAGATGACGCTGCATATCTAGAAGAAATAGAAGGCATGCTGACAATGCGCCCTGTTGTTGTATTTTTTGTAGGTATCGGTCATTTGCCTGGACTTATGTCATTACTATTTAAATCAGGTTCATACGACAAACGATCTGTCAACTTTCACATTGTGAACTTGGCAAGTGTTGCCAGGACGATACATATTACTGAGCATACCGGACAAATAAAATTTTACCAGCACAATGCTCCGCCTTGGATAGATCTAGACGCAATTGCTGTCGGGAGATCTGTAGAAGAAAAATATAAAGTAATCCGCCCCGATCCCTCTTTGGTAAAGGCATACTTCGCAGATATGTTCCTAGTCATGGGGTACGATGTTGGGTCAAACGTTACTATACTTGGTCTTACGTCTGACAAGGGTAAACTTATGAATGATAAAAAGGCAGTTGTCGTGGAACGCCTTCGCGGAGAACGCCAACGAGTTAAATTGGAAGATACAGGCGAAATTGTCAATTTAAAACTTGAAAATATTAAACCCTTCCGTCCACCGGGCGGCGGCAAGCGGCGTAAAAAAACCTACAATAAACCCAGAAAGTCGACACGCCGTCGTACTCGCCGCCGCAGTTAAGCCCGTCGCGCACCTTGCTTCCACGCCGCATTGCACACCGCGCACTGGTACATCCACACAATGTTCGCCTTGTCCAACTTGACACCCACGACGTCCTTCGAAGGGCATCCTTCGGTAGGGCACTGAATCGTGTCGAAGCGGGGCAGGGTGGGGTCGCGCGTCAGGTACGGGTTCTCGATGATGCGGGCCGCCGAATCCTCTTTGAGATTGTGCTCGTACAGCAGCGGGTGCTCGTGATTGATGGTTTTCACGTAGGGACACTTGCGGCACTTGTAGTTCACGCCCGTTTCGGCGTCTTCGAGAACGTAGAGCATGTTCTCGCAGTCGGGGCAGAATTCAAGCGGCATCTTTGTTACTGAATACGTGCACGAAAATGTAATACGTTTTATGGAGTCTGGATCCGTGCGTTCAAAACCAACCCGCTTACGATTTATTATGTCCAGACAACATACATTGGAGCGAATGGCGTCGACGGCAGGAGGTCTCGTCAATTTCCTCGAACGCAAGCGCGTGACGACCCAGGGCAACCCGCACACGCATACATCCTGCGGCGAGTTCAATGGCAAGTACTTTATCGGCGCTGACGACGTCGAGGAGTTCAATGCTCTTTATTACGACTACGTGGAGGTTCACCGCAACAAGATCTGGTTGATCGAGGCGCCGACCATTCTCGGCCCGTGCCGCGTAGATCTCGATTTCCTGTACGTCAAGGGCACGACTGCGAACATGCACACGCCCGAGCAAGTTTCGAAATTCGTTGGCGACTATGTGGAGACTCTGAAGACCTTCCTGGCAATCGACAAGGACATCAAAGTCTACATCATGGAAAAGAAAAAACCCGTCCCGAAGCGCGAGGGCGTTGCGGGCGGCGTGCACGTCCTCATTCCCGATGTCAAAACTACAAAATACATCGAGATGGCGGTGCGCGAAATCATGCTGACGAAGATGTCGACCTTCGACCCGTTGCCGCTGCAGGACAAGGAGTGGGCGAAGGTGTACGACAAGGCGGTCGCGTCTCGCTCCACGGGGTGGACGATGTACGGGTCTGCGAAGCCGCAGGGTCTGCCCTATATCGTTACGTCCGTCCTGAACGTCGCGCCCGACAATACGGTGACTGCGGACGAGGCGCCGTTTCACTTTACACCCGCCTGTCTCGCAGAATTCTGCACGCGCGAGACGGATCCTTCGAAGGAGCACGAGATGACGGAGACCGCAAAGGGGCTGTACGCAAACCTGCCTGACACATCTGCCGAATCGGTGCGCATTTCGGGAGGGCGAGGCATTCTCCCGTCGCGTGGACGACCCGCCGCACGCAATCCAGGCGGCAGTCGCGACTCGAGTCCCGCGCCTGGAATGACCTTGCGCGACCTGACTTCCGAGGAGCGCCAGCACATTCGCGACCACATTGCCAATCTCCGCCAGGAGCGCGCCGATGGCGAAGGAGTTGTGGGAGACTACACCTTTACGCGCCAGGACTGGATTGCGGTCGGTCAGTGCCTCAAGAACATCCATCCCGATCTGTACGACGAGTTTGAGGAGTTCAGTCGGCGCTCGGACAAGTTTAACCTGCGCGACTGCATGTCCAAGTGGAACTCCTTCGCCTTTCGCAATGACGGTCAGAAAGTCACGATCGGATCCCTGCTGTTCTGGTCAAGGACCGACAACCCCGAGCAGTACCAACTTATCGAGAAGAACAACATCATGCGCAAGATTGATGCGGCGCGGGGCGGTGCCGAGTACGACGTGGCGTCGGTCGTGTACAGCAAGTTCCGCGACACGTACAAGTGCACGAACTTTGGCAAGAACGTGTGGTACAAGTTCAAGGGGCACGTCTGGGACGAACTCGATCGCGGAATCCAGTTGCAGCAGGAGCTCTCGACGGAAATCTGGAAGGTGTTCAAGCAGCGCGCGTGCCTCCACGGTTCGCGCCTCGTGGATCTGGAGACCTGCGACGCCAAGGACGCGAAGGCCTGCGGGTGCGACTACTGCAATGCGCGCACGCTCGAGGAGGATCTTCAGAAGGTGTGCACCAAGCTGAAGACCACCAAGTACAAGAGCGATGTCATGAAGGAGTGCCGCGAGTTGTTCTTGGACGAGGAGTTCAACAAGAAGGTCGACGAGAACCGCTACCTCCTCGCCTGCCGCAACGGCGTGTTCGACATGGAGACCTGCGAGTTCCGCGACGGGAAGCAGGAGGATTACCTCTCGTTCTCCACGAAACTCGAGATCAACGAAGATATGGAGTATTCCGATTATCGCGAGTGGGCCGAAGTCAACGACTTTATTCAGAAGGTCTTGCCCGACCGCGACGTGCGCGATTACACGCTGCTCCACCTTGCGCGCTCGCTGAACGGCGTCGGTAACCAGAAGTTCCACATTTTGACGGGAAGCGGATCCAACGGCAAGTCGATGCTAATCAACCTCTTGGAAACCGCGCTGGGCGATTACGCGTGCAAGGTTCCCATCTCGCTGATCACGCAGCAGCGCGGCAAGTCGGCGAGTGCGTCGCCCGAGGTCGTGCGTCTGAAGGGCCGTCGGTTCGTCAGCATGCAGGAACCCGACGAGGCGGTTCCGATTAATACGGGTCTCATGAAGGAACTTACATCGTCCGAGAAGATTCTCGTGCGCGATTTGTATGCGGGATCCAAGGAGATGATTGAGTGCGAGTTGCAGTGCAAGTTCCATCTGGCGTGCAACGAGAAGCCCAAGATCAATACCAACGATGGCGGCACGTGGCGCCGTTTCGTCGTCATCAACTTTGTCTCGAAGTTCGTGCAGTTTCCCGACGGACCCAACCAGTTCAAGATGGATACCACGATCGAGCGCAAGGTCAAGACGCCCGAGTGGGGACGGTGCTTCCTCGCCTTTCTTATTCACACGTACAAGACGAACCGAGACCGCGAACTCGTGGCGCCCGACCGCGTCCTCGAGTACACGCGCGACTACCGCGAGGAAAACAACGCAATCACGAAATTCATGAACGAGTGCACGCGTCCCGTGCGCGAGGACGAGGAATCGCTGGCCGTCCGCAAACCGACGATCAGCAATACGTTCAAGACGTGGTGGGAGGCAAATCGGGGAACTCGCGATTGGAAGGTCCCCGAGATGCTCAAAGAATTGGAGGTGCGATACGGAAAGTACACCTACGGAGGCTGGAAGACCTTCCAGATCCGCGACGATGTGGACTAGTGACTCCGCCGCTTCTTCTGCGTCCTCATCTTTTTGCCGCCCCGCTTTCTGCCACCGTAACGCAACGGTTGGCCCATCGTCCGCAGATTGGAAGGCGGCAAGGCGGCAAGCGGCGGTGGAGCCGCGTACGCGGGCACGGCAGGACCCGCCAGCGCTTTCAGAACGCTCATCGTCACTCTGCAGACTGTTTCGGCAATCGGTGTAACGCTCCGCGCCATACTCCGAACGGATTCCATTGTGTATCTTACATATTTTAAGTCGTACAGATAATGGATACCCGCTTTTGGGGGCCCTCTGGGTGGCAGTTGCTCCATCTAATTGCTGCCGAAGATCTTCAAGATAAAAAGGCCGTCTTCATCGCCCAGCAGTACGTTCTCCCCTGCCGATTCTGCCGCGAGAGCACGATAGAATTCATGTCGGGCGAATTCAAGTACCGCGAACCCGCCGACCGATGGCTGTACGATCTCCATAACCGCGTCAACAAGAAACTGCGCGACCAGTGCGCCGACGATCCCAAAGTCATTTGCCCGCCCGCAGACCCCGCGTTTGCCGACATCAAGCAGTACTACCTTGATTTGCTAGAGAAAACTCCCAACGCGCCTCCTGGGATGGACTTTTTGTTTTGCGTGGTCTACAACTACAAAGACGTAACGCCCGAAAAGACTCGGAGGTACCAAGACTTTTTTGACGCGTTGCTCGAAGTGTATCCCTACCCCCACCTCCGCGAAATCACCCAAAAATACAAGAGCACCATCGATCTCACAGATCGCGCGAGTCTCATCAAATGGTTCAAACCGATGATGAAGGAACTCTGCAAGGCAACGGGCAGCAAGACTCCGTGCGTTCAAAAGTACGCCGAGTACTCGAGTTCGTGCAAGCGGGGCAAGACCTGCCGCAACCGCAAGAAACAGCGGAAGAATCACAGGCGCACCTACAAACTCACCCATGCAAGGTTAATTCACTGATTTTTGTTAGCAGCAAGGTACAAACAAGTAAATGAATGGAACGACAACGCTTATTGTTGAAACATCCGGAAGTTCGACCGGTGTCATTCTGGGTGGTGTCTCTCTCGCTGTTGTGCTATCCTCTCTACTGGGTCTCGCATTGTATGTGCTGCGCAAAAAGGGAGTCGTGACTGCCGAGCAGGTAGCACAGGCACAAAAGATCGCAGATGATGCTCTTAAATCGCCCGCCGTTGCTTCGGCCATCGCGTCTACGGGCAACGAGACGCTCGCCCAGGTCGTAGAGACCGCAAAGCAGGTGGTTAAAGAGACTCCGGTCGTAGAAAAAGACGAGGCGTCGGTTAATGTTCGAATTTAGAACAACCTACGGCGACGAGTTTTAATGCTGCTGTTCTTGCGACGGCGTGCAGCAGTCTTCCCGCGAAGTCCCCTACGACGACGACGACCTCCTGCTGGCGGCGGCGGCGGCGGCGGACCTACAATCGGATCAAGACCTTTACTTCTAAGGACACTTAGGAGCATATCATGCCGAGAATGATACGTAAAATACGCAACACATTGTATTCCGGGATTTTCTGTAAGTATCTTAAGGAGGTGATCAACACCCATATTGGTGAGAATAGGCGATATGGCGTCAGATATTGCTTTCGTTGCCGCAAGATAACTTAATGCAATGTCGATATTTTCAAAATCCCAACTACTGCTACCACCGGGTGGGGGTGGCATGTCTCTCACAAACTTCTTTACGTCCTTAGATGCGCTCGACTTTAGTATTTTTCCCATTATAGCGTGAAACGTTTTGAACGTCGTTAGAACCGATCTTTTCCGCGCTTCATGCTGTGCGTCCGCGGGTGGTATTCCGCGAACATTTTTATAACCTGATACAGGTTTTAAACTCCGAACTGCCGTTTCAATCCTTCCTAACTCCGACCCGCAATCAATTTTTTTAATAAACGGTTGTACAAGATCGTGATAACGCTTATAATTTTCTTTATCCACAAATCCATCTTCACTCAGCGAGGAGATCAATTCATCAACATAGTCTATAAGATGGTAAACCCCATATAAATCTTTATGTTTTTCGTTAGTACTGTCGAGCTCGTACCCTACCACTTTCGGAATTTCAGCAGGTGTCCCTGCTGCTGCTCGATATACCAACCCTTTCATTTCAAAGCTAGAATACAGCAGTACCGAGTGTGGCGGTCTCGCCTGCACTTCTCTCGCCACAGTAGAAAAAAAATCAGTCATGCCGTCTACAGTTGGGACGGCCATGAGTACAACGGCGCGGGGCGGCGCTGCTCCTGCTCCTGCTGCTGCTGGCGGAGGAGGCGCTGCTCCTGCGATTCCAGCTTGTAACCACTCCACTGCTGCTCGTGCATGAGGCGACGCCGCCGCTATTCGCGACCTTTCTTCGCTAGCCCTCTGTGCTGCTTCCTCCTCTCTTCGGCGTTCTTCCAACCTTCTTTCTGCTTCTCCCGCCCACGGCGCTTCCGGGGCGTTGCTCCTCTGCATTATACACTATTCATACATTTTAACGCTTCCCGACAGGCGTTCTGCTCCGCCTGTTTCTTCGTCGACGCTGTGCCTTTCGCAATCACCTCGCCCGAGGGTTTGCACACTGCCATCGTGAACCCGCCGTCTTCGTTCGCAGAAACCATCGTGTAGATAGGGGTGAACTGTTTCGTTTGCTGACACAGTTTCTGCATGCGGTCCTTGTAATTGTCGTCCTCGCGCAGCAAAAGCGGAATGTCGAGGTGAGTTTCGATGAGTGACACCACGAATTTGTTCACAATGTTGAAATCATAGCCACAATCAATCCAGAGAGCAGCAATGAACGCCTCCAGAACATCGCCGAGTTTCTCAATGTTCTGGCGCCCGTGTTCGGGTCGCATTTCTTCCACGTGCTTTGAAATCACAAAAAACTTGTCAAGACCCATTTTATCCCGCGCGAGCGTTCCGAGGGTTTTGTTCCGCACAATGAGTTTGCGGGCGTTGGTGAGAAACCCAGGGGCGGCGTCGGGGAAGCGTTCGCACAGGTAATTGGCCACGACAGCACCTAGCAGCGAGTCGCCGCGAAACTCGAGTTGCTCGTAAGATTCGGGTTGGAGATCCATGACACCTGCAGGACACTTGCCGAGGACAGCAGGTTCGCCTGTCAGCGTCGTGTACTCTGTGCGCTTCACGTAGGTTGAATGGACCAACGCTTTTTGGAAGACGGCCACGTCGCGTACCGTATATCCCTCTATAATATCCATCACGTTCTTTGAAGTCAGTATAAGGTTTTTGGAGTTGTACGGAAGATACTCATTCATTATTTACGGTGAATATGTTCGGTAGTTTTAAATGGGCGAGGATGTGCTAGTCTACATGGTCGTCTTTCACAACCGTTTCTATCTTAACCTGCTGAGACTCATGATGGCGACCGTTCGACTGAACGTCTCGAACTTGGAAAAATATACGTTTCTCGTGATGACGTCTGCGGATTTCAAGAGCGAAGTCGACGCTATTAGCGCCCTCGTGGGAATTCCGATTCGCGTCCACGTTCTCGACATTCACTCGTTCTTCCACTCAGCGGCAGCAAAGTGCCGTATTTACGAGTACCCCGCAATCGACGAGTTCTCGAAGGTTATCTACTTGGACACGGACATTCTGATCGAGAAAGACATTGGAGATATCCTCGCAGATCTTCCTGCAGAGGATAAAGTCTATGCAATCGAGGACGGCGTTCTGAGTCATCCAGGGAACGGAGGGTGGTATTTTACGCCCGAGACATGTGCATCTCCCGAGGATACACCCGCAGTAAACACAGGCGTTCTAGCGTTTCGAAACACTCCTCATATTCGGAGTGTGTTTGAAGAGTGCTGCGAGTTCATGTTTTCCGAAGAGAAGAAAGGGGGGGATATGCCGTGCTGCCTCGAGCAGCCCTTCATCAACTTTATCTTTTACAAGCGTGGTTCTCTGGACTCGCAGTATATGAAGCGCTTTGTGTCACTTGGAGAACCTTCTGCGTCTGAACATTCGAAGCATATCGTCCACTTTTTCTCGCCGATCGGCGACGGTCACGGCAAGTTCAAACGGATGTGCGCATTCGTTACTGAAAAACTATCCGATAAACGTGCTCTAGGCGACAACACAGATGTAAACGGTAAAAGTTTCGAATGGGTCAATGGTTCTGGAAAATACGTTACATTCTGCGAGAATGGTAAACTTGAAACTCCGTGGGGTGGAGGTACGTACGAGATGTGCGAAGATGGACTGTTTGCGTGTTTCGGAGGGTTCAGACACTATTGGCGTTTTTTGGATTCGTCTTCGTACCTAACCATTCGTATCGGCGACTGCAATATCGTGAGCGGATCTCAAAAGAAGAAATCTGCATTCGAACTCGAGTACGACAGTCACGACATTGAAAAAGCGGAGATGTTGTCAGACATCAAAGAAATTGTGACGCAAAGCGGCGTCATGCTGGAAGGCAACGCATTTTACAAACATGCGACATTTGACGCGTGGGACGCCCTCTACGCAAAGCAAGTAAATCTATTCTGGTGTGGAAAGCAAGCGAATGCCCGCATTTGCGAAATAGGGTTCAACGCGGGTCATTCGGCGATGCTCTTGCTGATGGGGCGGGACAAGACGGAAATTGATTTCACGATATTTGACATTGGTTGGCATCCGTATACGAAACCGTGCCTAGAGTACATAAAGTCAAAATATTCCCACGTGAAATTCACCTACATTGAAGGCGATTCGACAAAGACTGTGCCGTTGTGGTTGGATGGAAACGAAGGCTCCTACGACGTGGTCCACGTGGACGGCGGGCACAACGAGCACTGTGTCTCGAACGACATGAAGAACGCAGATGTTCTCTTGAAATCGGGCGGACTCATGATTGTCGACGACACGTACGATGCAATTATCAATTCGTATGTCGATCTCTACATTTCCACAAAGGGGTACCGCGAAGTCGAACTTTTGAAGACGCAAGGATACACTCACCGTATCATCGTGAAACTGGTATAGTGTAACTGAAAAATAATCTTCTCGGGAGGGTTCAATAACGAACGCTGGGTGCTGTCGTGAAAGTCTGCCTGCAAGCGATTCGCGACCGTGTGCGCCTGTGGAAGGAGTGTCTGCCCGCTATTCGGCCCTACTACGCCGTAAAGTGCAACAACATGCCCGTCGTCCTGGAAGAGTTGCATAAGGGCGGGTGCGGGTTCGACTGCGCCTCGCTCACCGAACTTCAATCTGTCCGTACGATCGGATCTTCGGCGCCCGACTTGATATACGCGAACCCATGCAAGTCTCGCCGCGAACTACTCGACGCCGAATACGAAGGCATGACGACCTTCGACAGTCATTCAGAACTCGCAAAAATTAACGAGGTCGCCCCGCGCGCCAAGCCCATTCTTCGCATATTTGTCGACGACAAGGGCAAGTCTCGCATTCCGCTCAACAAAAAGTTTGGGTTCCATATCCGCAATATTCACGAACTCGAATACGTTGAACCTCCGATCCCAATCTACGGTGTCGCCTTCCACGTTGGAAGCGACTGTACCTCTACCCTCGCATACCAGTCCGCGTTCGACACTGTCCGTGAATTTTTGCAGCGCTTCTCGAGGTACCCCAACGCCTTCAAACCCGAGGTTCTCGATATTGGCGGAGGGTTTTCGGGAAGTTCGACGAAGAACGACTTTTTCCGCAACGAACTTGCTCCGCTCATTCGCCGAGAAGTCGAGTTGCTGCCGTTTAAGAAGGTCATCGCCGAACCTGGTCGGTTCTTCGCCCAGGAATCCTGCTCCCTCCGTGTCCCCGTCATTGGCCGCAAAATCCTGCCCGATGGAACGCGCAGTATCACAGTTGACGAATCGGTCTACGGAATCTTTTCAGGCGTGCTCTTTGACGGGTTCAAACCTGAATTTAAGTGTGTGACCCGCAAACCCTACACAAATACAGTCAAGTATACTATTTTCGGACGAACGTGCGACTCTGCGGATATTATTGCGGAAAATGTGTGGCTGCCGAACGAGATCGACGATTCAGACATTCTTGAAGTCCGCGATATTGGTGCGTATTCGTGGGTGAGTATGTCAAATTTTAACGGGTTTGAAAAACCTAGCGTGCACCTTTGTTCTTGAGAGTGCGCCTCGGCAGTTGTTTCCGAGACCCTCCGCTCTTCTTGGTGAAATACTTCCACGCCGCAAGGGCGCCTACCGTCACGAGCGCGTCGGCGACCACCGATCCTCCGCGCTGCTTATTTCGGCGGCGCCGCCGCCCGCCTGCTCCACAGCAACCTCCTTTGCGAGTCTTCTTTCCGACGACCATTTATGACTACTCCACAATTTTTCGGCGGACGTAGGGGTGATCCAAGAGTTCCTCGTCGCTCAGTTCAATGTCCTCGTACCTCGGTTGGACCCAGTCCTGGTACGCGACAAACGCAAGGTTTCCCAGAAGTTCGTTCGGTCGATGATCGGCAAGTTCTGGACTGATGAGCAGTGCTCTCGAAACCGTCACCGAAAAAAGTCCTACGAGCATACCGTACACCCTGTCTGTCTGCTCTTGCACTATGATCTGGCAGTAAGGGCACGTCGTCTGAAACTTTTGGCACCCCTTCTCGAGATGAGACCGATGTTTTTCAGTAAATTCATCCAGTAATTTCAGAGTACGCGTAGGCAGATGAGTGTCGGAAGACATTGCGACAGAACTCTGCAAAGTGGTGATTTCTATATTGTTTGAAATCTGATCGCAGTAAACCCTTTGCCTTGAGAACCTGTTCGAGATCCAAAAAAAGGTCGTTCAGGGCTACCTTATTCTCCTCCAACCAATTGTTGAAACTGTCGGCTCTACTCCCCGTCACCGCTGGCATTATCGTCTACGTTCACGACGCGTTTAAACGAGAACTCGTTCGAAACCAATTCCGTCTTCTTCCGCGCGCTCACGTACTCGACGAACGCCTTCGCCTCCGCCCCCGTTTTTCCCGTTCGAACAAAGTACTCCGTGGCGTGCGTCTCGAGCCCTTTCTGACTCAGCGACCACGGCTTGCTGTACGTCCCTGGGCGCTGGATGACGATGCAGGAGTGATCGCCTGCGAGTTCAAGTTTATCGAGGGTCGCAAACGGGCCGCGCTTGAGAATGCCCGCCATTTCCTCCTCGACCAACTTCTTCGCCTCCCGCAGTTTGTAGACCTCCTTATTCAGTTCCTTGAGTTTGTCGTCGTACTCGCGGAACTTGCGCACCGCCTTGACGAGGTCCCGCTGGTCGATCGATACGGTTGCTGCGTTTATTCCTGGTGCTGCCATCTTGTTGCTGTGCTTTTGAGTACACATCAAAAAAGAACATCCGTTTTGAACAATGGATCCTCGCGAGGTTGAAAAACTTCGCCTGGCGTACAACGAAGAGCACCCCCGCGAACCACAAATTCCGAAGACAGACAATGCGTGGCACGAAATCACGCGGCGTCTCAAGGACGAATGCAACAGCAAAACTGCAGAAGCAGAGCGGGCGTGCGTTGCCCACGCTCTCGTGAAGAAACCTGCGGCTCCCGAAAGTTGGCAGAATAACGGCGCCGAATGGTTATCGTCCGACGATATCGATATGGTGCAAAAACACTACGAAAAACTCATTCCGTCGTACTACTATGTGGGCAGCGTACCCATTGACTTTGATAAGCGCGCCAAAACGGGGAAGTGCTTGGTTTCCTCACTCTGCAGTCTGAACATTCACGAGTTGTACAAGAAGGGGTACCGCCGCATAGGTGTGGTCTTCAACACCGACACATCGGACGGACCTGGAGAGCACTGGATGGCGGCGTATGCGGATCTTCGTTCGAAAAACCCCTACATGTCCTTTTTCGACTCGTATGGTCAGTCTCCCGAAGACGAGGTCGTGGTTCTCATGCACAGGTGGAAGGAGCAGTACGATGTCTTCGGAGAAACTCCGATGAAACTCTTTTACAGCAAGATAAAGCATCAGAAAAAGGACTCACAGTGCGGGATGTATAGCATATACTTCCTGTATTGCTCGATTTTCGAGATTCCTATTCAGGAGCGTATCCCTGATGACGTTGTGGAGTGGATGCGCCACTTCTTTTTTCGCTACAAACAACGTCGTAGCAAGAAGTAATGGAGAGCAACAACCCAACGGGAACATCGTGGTGGGACTTTTTGTTCTCCCTCCGCGGCATAATTCTCAGTATTCTCCTGGTCTGCATGCTGGTCGGTATCGCGGCGATCGTAATTCACTTTACAAGTCCCTCGGCAATCCCGCCTTCCGACGCCGAAGGCACGAAACGACTCGACGTATTCAACGAAGTCATTTCTCCAAAGAAAGAAGGGTTCGCCAACGCCCCCGTCGGGTGTCCGAGTCCGAACGTCTTGTGCGATTACACGATGGCGTCTTCGGCAAATTCCACGTACGCAGGCAAGACCGCCTACGACTACACCTACGTCTCGTCCATCGAAAAAGTTGTCAAGGGCGGCGCGCGCCTCGTGGACCTCCACATATACGACATCGACGACGTTCCCACCGTAGGACTGTCTGATCCCAAGACGGGCACGCTGTACTCATACAACGGCGTCACGTTCGAAGACTGCTGCATAAGTATCGCGAACGTCGCCTTTGCGACGGGGACGCCAGGAAACCAGAACCCCTTCGTACTGTCTCTGAAATTCCACTCTACCGACAATGCCTTCATGACCCGCTGTGCCGACATCATCAAGATGACTCTGTCCAAGTACATTCTGGACCTGCCGTACACCTACCAGAAGAAGAACCTTGCGGTCGAACCTGTATGCAACCTCCTCGGCAAACTCATCATTGTCAGCGGCAAGGAGACGAAGGGAAATGGTATGGACGAACTCGTCAATATGTCCTGGGACTCCTCGTACCTCCGCAGGTTGACCTACCGCCAAGCAGCAGAGACGTACGACTACGAGGAACTGACCGAATTCAACCGCCGCGGAATCACTATGGTGGTGCCCGAAGACGGGACCGAGTTCAAGAACGGCAATCCCCAAATTTGTTTCGGATTCGGGTGCCAGTGGGTCGCAATGAACTACGGCGCGCTGGATGAAGCGCTCGACACCTACATAGGGACATTCTTGCAGGGTTCCTTCGTTCTGAAACCCGAGGCGCTGCGGTACAAACCCCTGACGTACAAGAAACCGCCCTCGCAGAACGCAGCGCGCTCCTTCCAACCGAAGCAGATCACGTCGCCCATGTACGACTTCACAATAAAGTCTGCGGTCTAAATAAACAGACACTATGGCAGAACCCGCAGGAGAAAACACAAACTCGTCCCCCGCGCCCGTCGGCGGCAAGCGCTCGGCGTGGATTTCGCACATCAAGAAGGTCGCGAAGGCGAAAGGCATCAAGTTCGGAGAGGCGATGAAGATCGCGTCCAAATCCTTCAAGGGTGGCGGCGGAGATCTTGTTGGAAAGGCGGGACCGATGGGTGGGCGGCGGACGAAAAAGAACGGCCGCAAGGGCGGTTCGCTTTACGGTTTCGCTGGGGGAGACGGCGCGGGCACGGGCGACCTCGCGGACGGTGTGGGCGCGTACGGACGCGCACCCGATGCGACGTATCACGGGTCTACGGAACTCACGGGTGCGGCTCCTGGTGCGGCGGCGGGCGGACGCCGTAGTCGCAGGCGCAATCATCGGCGTCGGAGCAGCAGGACGGCGAAGGTTGGCGGTAAGCGTCGTCGTTAATTGTAGGATCCTTCCACGCGTCGCAGGTCACAAACCCCCACTCGTGCATGTAGGACGGAATGTAATCAATCTTCAGAGTATAGCCTGTGCGTCTGCCCGTGTTGTAGAACATAGTCTCTATATCCCGCTCAAACGTATGGATGAACGCCCAGTTCGGGTGGTTCATATTTTTTGTAACGACGGCGGGACCCACGTGCGCCTTTACCGTCACGTGACTCTTTGAAACGGCAGGTATAAGCGTCTTTACGACGTAGGTATAGAGTTCCTGCATTTCGGGAGAATCTGGATCGGGTAGGTCAAGAACTATGACATCATATGTCTTGCCCTCCTCAAGGACGCGCGGATCGCGAACGTCTACATCGAGAACCCGCACGCGCGGGTCCGTTAAAGACCCCTTGTTTTCGGGAATGTTCGTGCTCGCCCACTTGACAAACTTTGTGTCCCAGTCGACGATGGTGATTTGGGGAAGCGCGACGCTGCGCTTCAGCAGGTCGCGCGCCAACAGACCGTCGCCGCCGCCCAGTACCAGAATATCCACCGTAAACTCGCCCTTCTTCCAGTTATGCGAGTAGGGCGCTTGCGGAATACCCCACATCATCATCTTGCTGTAGCGATCCTCGTCCGCAGTGGAGAACTGCACCTCACCGTCCATCATGAGAACCTTGCCGTGGCACGCCGTCTCCACGTACTTCATGTGGCACTTAGACATCTGCTCGTCCGCGATGACCTTCGTAACTTGAAACTCGACCTTCATTCCGTACTGCCAGTTCTCGCCCATTGTATGTATGCAATTCGTATACCGACGATCGAAAAAATCCGTTTTGTAGAACATAGATGAAACTCCCGTGGCAAAACCCTCCTCCCCATACACCACTGCAGGATACGGTATTTATTTCAATGGGACTTGACTGCAATCCAGCAACAGATTTGCGATCTCTCGGTCTTCGAAAGATGGCAATGCCGTTTGATTGGGTGCGATCCACACCCGATATAATTTCCGAGTGTATACGCACGAGTTTTTCGGAATTTCATTCGGATTTGACGTTTAATACTGTATCTGAACGGGTTGTCGACGGACTCGGTATTGAGTTTACGCACGATTATCCAAACCTCGAAACGTACAACAATATTCCCAGCATAGAAGGGTGGGAAGTGCATATTCCGAACGTGAACGAACGCTACCATAGGCGCATCAACCGCTTCATTGACCTTATGCGTTCAAACACGCCTGTCGTTATACTTTGCAGCATGGGGTACGACGGCATTGAAAAAGTTCGCGAAGCGATTCGTGAACAGTATGGGCGAATCAGTCGGACTGTATTTGTGTCAACGCACCCCGACAGATTCCCGAGCAATCACAACACGTTTTGGTGGCATTCAAAGGATCTTTTGCCAAGCAGACTGGAGTTTGCCGCCCGTCTTGCGACTACCACATCGTGAGATCCTCCATCTTGCAGTCTGTGGATATGGGTTGTGCCGACGCCTCGAGGGTTTCCACGCGAGCCTTCGCCTGCTCGCGATAATCCTGGAATTCCTCATCCTCCGCGCCGCCCTCTGGCAAACGCGTCTCGTCCAGGAGGACATCCACCAGTCCCGTACCGCACGGCGGCTTCTGGCCAAACATGATGTTTGCCGACACGCCGCGCATGGGGTCGAACGCGGAAGAAACTGCAGCATTGAACAGGATTTTCGAAGTCTCTTCGAACGAGGACTTTGCGAGCACGCCGTTGTCGTGCTTTCCCATGCCGAAGCGGTCCACCGAGATCAGGCGGCCCTGGTAGGTCATGGCGTCCAGAAGTACGGACATGTGATGGTAGTTCACGTAGGGCACCTTGAGAATCTCCCAGAACTCGTCGTACAACGCGTGCCTTGCTGCCTCAATACCAAAGCAGTCGAGAATCTCGCGAATATCGTTGCTGAATGTCCTCGTGGCATCGACGTTTGGGTGGGCGAGCAGGTCGTACAGGTTGCCCGCGCCCTCGACGTCGAGCACGTGCTGCTTCTTCGACGCGTAGGCGTTTGTAGATTCATCCCACAGCAACTCACTGTTGACGTCGCGCTGGTATACCCGCCCGACGCCTTCGATGCCCGAAATCACAATATCGAGAATCTTGTCTTCCATGAATCGTAGCGTCAGCAGGGTCTTGACGGCCTCCGCGGGAAAGACGATGCGCATCACAATCTTACCGTCGATGTCGACATTGGAGTACACGCACTGAAGGACGCTGATATTTGACGACTCGATTTTGGTCGCGATGGTTACAACGTCAGGGGCGTTGCGCGCCGCCATCTCGGTCTCGTCGAGTTCGAGGCGCATGATCCACGGAGACGCGCACGCCGCGCGCTCCTTGTCAACCGAGAAGGCCTGGAACAGCTGCAGGATCTCGCGGTCCTCGGCGACCTTGGAATCGGTCGTGAGCGGGTAGGGGTCGTAGTACATGCGCACCGACTTGGTGATGTCGCGCAGCGTCGTCTTCTGGATCTCGCGGATCATCGTGATCGTGTGGTCTAGACTCGTCGAGAGTTCGGGTTTGAGGTACACGAACGACAGCGGGTTCTTGGGGTTGCGGGATACGCTCAGCAGTTCCTTAATGCGCGGCACGCCCTGGGTCGCACCCGCCTTGACAGTTCCTGCGGAGTGGAACGTATTCAGGGTCAGCTGCGTCGTGGGTTCGCCGATGGACTGTGCGGCGAGGGCGCCCACCATCTCACCAGGGTGCACTTGCCCCTTGTTGTACCTGAATCGTATCTCCTTCAAGAGCTCGTCGAAGATCTTGACGGTCATGCGGTACTCGAGAATGGTGCGGCGGGGCGCGAGGTAGAAGCGGACGAGGCAGTGGAAGAGGCGGTTGGGCGCGATGAAGGGTTCCTTGATAAGTTTCGACAGTTCGTCTACGACATACGAGGGCGTCAGGTCGGTCTTGGTCGAGTAAGGATTGCGGTACTTTTCCACGAGGCGCTTGAGGTGCACGGGTGCCAAGACGGAATCCTTCTTCTGGAAACTGAAGACTTCGCGCACGAGCATGTCGCGGTCGCGCAGGAGTTCGTCTACGAGGTCAGGGTACACGGATTCGCTGTTGGTCATCACGTCCGCAAGATCGGCGGGGTTCAGGGCGTAGTTGCGGTAGATTTCCTCCATGGTCATGAGCCCGAGGTTGATCGGTTGCGACTCGACTTGGGTGGAATCGACGCCGTCCTCCCCGTATTTGTACTGAATGATGATGCCGACGTTGTTGCGAATGGTACCGTCGTACGCGACGTGCATGTCCTCCATCGTCTTCATCATTTGGCGCTGGATGTACCCCGTGTCGGAGGTCTTGACAGCAGTGTCGATAAGACCCTCGCGACCGCCCATGGCGTGGAAGAAGTACTCGGCGGGCCGCAGTCCCTGGACGAAGGAACTCTCGACGAAGCCGCGGGATTCAATACCGTCGTCGAACTTGGTGAAGTGCGGCAGAGAGCGGTCTTGCAGAGTGTACTGCACCCGCTTGCCGTCCACGATCTGCTGTCCGAGCAGGGACATCATCTGCGCAATGTTCAGGTCGCTGCCTTTCGCGCCCGAATCGACCATCTGGACGAGGCGGTTCTCGCGCGGCAGGGATTCTGTCACACGACTCGAGACCTTTGCAGAGATGTCTTTGAGAGTGTTGTTGATCTGATTTTCAAGCTCGTCGCCGTCGGAGCGGCCCGAGGCGTTGACGAAGCGACCCGCATGGACGTCCGTCAGAATTTCCTGGACGCGGCGCCGTCCGTCCGCGAGCGTGGTCGCCACGAACTCTGCGGTTTCCGCGTTCGCCACGAGGTCCGACGCGCCCGTCGAGAAGCCCGTGTACGTATTGAATTTCGTGACGATCGCCTGGATTTCGTTGATGAACTGACCGCACCTCTGCGGCCCGTAGTCGTTGAAGAGGACGTGGAGCACGCCCTGCGAGGTCTTGTTGAAGGCGCCTTTGCGCAGCAGTCCCTTGGTTAGCCTGCCGTTCTCGACAGTCACGAGTTCATTGAAGTTCATGAGGGGGAAGGCGGCAGAGATCACGTCCATGCCCGTATGATCGAGTCCCGTCTTGTCGAAGGACGCGAGCGGTCGCCTGAGTTTGGCCATGATGTTCATCACGATGAATTCGGGGATGCGCACTTTAGGGTTGGAGATGCGGAAGGCGCCTGTGAGCGTATCCTGGACCATCTGAATGATGGGCGCGTTCTCGCGGGGACTGATGATGAGGCGGAGCACGGAGGCGAGCTGCAGAAGCTCAGTCTCGGCGGCAATGCTCTGCGGAAGATGGAGATTCATCTCGTCGCCGTCAAAGTCCGCATTGTAGGGTTTGGTGGCGCTGACGTTCAGGCGGAAGGTGGAGTACGGGAGAACCTTGACGCGGTGGCACTCCATCGAACCCTTGTGCAGGGAGGGCTGGCGGTTGAAGAGGACGTAGTCGCCGTCAATCATGTGGCGGTGGACGACGTCGCCCTCGCGCAGATCAATCATGTCGGGGTTCACGTAGCGCAGCGAGATCATGCGCTTGTCGTCCTTGATGAAGACGGACTTGGCGCCAGGGTATTTCACGCCGTTGCGGACGTACATCATGAGGCGGTCGCGGTTGTAGGGCGTGACGATCTCGGGTTTCGTGAGGTTGGAGGCGATCTCTTCGGGCACGCCGAGTTCGTCGACGTCGATGTTGGCGTCGGGGGTGATGACGGAACGGGCCGAAAAGTCGACGCGCTTGCCCATGAGGTTGCCGCGCACGCGCCCCGTCTTGGCGCCGAGACGGGATTTCAGCGTCTTCAACGGACGACCCGACCTTTGTGCGGCGGGGGGCATGCCCTTGATGTCGTTATCCACATACGTAGCGACGTCGTACTCGAGGTGCGCGGTCATCTTTTCGATGTAGTCGCGGGGCTGACCGCGATCAATCTGCTCGCGCAGCTTCTGGTTGCTGCGGACGATGTCAATAAGTTTGTGGGAGAGGTCGTCGTCCATGCGCTGGTTGTCGTCCATGACGACGGGCGGGCGGACGGTGAGCGGAGGGACAGCGAGCACGGTGCAGACCATCCACGCGGGGCGACTGTACTTTGGGTCGAAACCGAGAATGCGGATGGAGGTGTCGGTGAGGCGCTGGAAGCATCGGAGCACCATCTCGGGTTGGAGGGGCACGAACTCGGGGGGGTTGGCGGCGGGACCCGTTTGCTGCCCCTGTAGGGAGCAGACGGTGCCCTGGACCTTGATGATCTTGTGGAGCATGATGGTTTCGCAGACGGGACAGGAGACGGTCTGCTTGCCGTTCTTGGACGCCTTCGCAATGGCGTTGACGGTGTCTTTGCGCACGGTGGAGAGACGGTCCATGCCGACAAGTTCGGACTCGAGGTAGCGCAGCTCGGCGGCCCCGCCAGGATCGGC